CTGGGGACGGTTTGGACCGTTTTCCAAGGGTCACCTTCATCCGTTTTTAAGGGGTCGGTTTTTCCGTTTTTTCCAATAAGAAGCATCGCACAGTTAAAGGCGTGGTTCCGTCGCGGCAAGTACCCGACGGAGGAACAGTTTGCCGACTGGCTCGACAGCTACGTCCATAAGGAGGAAAGCAAAATCCCCATCGCGCAGGTAGAGGAACTGCCCGAACAGTTGAACGGCAAGTATGCCGCCACCGCGGGGCAGGAGTTGGAACGGCAGCACCGTGAATTGAAAAGCGACTATGACGCGCACAAGCAGTCTTCGGCCGAACAGTTCAACAACATCGCCGAGAATATCGAGGAACTGGAAGCCACTGACGAACGGCAGCAGGAAGAAATCGACGCTCTGGAGGTCGAGGTGGAGAACATCCATAAGAAAGACGCGGAACAGGACAAGGAAATCACCGCGCTGCATAAGACGGACAGCGACCAGCAGGCGGAAATCGACACGGCCAACGCCAATTTGGAACAGCTGCGGAAGCGTCTGCACCCGACGGCCGTTTTCGGCTCTCTGGAAAGCACGTTTTCCGCGCTGGGCGCGAATTACAGCACTTTTTGGGCGTTGGCGAACACGCTTAAAACCTTTCTGGAAGCAAAGGACACGGCGGACAGCACGATAAACCGCTGGCAGGAAATCGAAACCTTTTTGCAAGGCATCACCGACACCGAAACCCTTTCTGGACTGCTTGAACAGCTTGAAAAGGACATCACCGCTGCTTATGACAGAGCCATTGCGGCCGCTGTCAAGGTGGAAAGCGACAGGGCAAAGGGCGCGGAAGCCACACTGCAAATGAACATCGACGGGGAACGCCAGCGCGCGGAAGCGGCCGAAACGGCACTCGGCAAACGTATCACCGACACGAAAACGGGATTGCAACAGTCCGACGCGGAAATACGTCAGGACATCGCGGCCGTGCGTCAGACCATCTTTGCCATACAGGCCGACAGCGCGGGGCGCGTCATTCCCCTTGTCATGACCGTGGAACCTCCGCGCCGTATCACCTATGGCAACCCCGTGAAACAGTACATCAAAGCCAGCCTGCTGCCGCAGTTCGCCGTTCAAAACGTGCTCTGGCTTTCCGACGGCAAAGCCGTGGACGTCGAACCTGATGGGGAGGTGGTGGTGCTGGGTCTTGGCAAAAGCCGCGTCCACGTTATCCCCACCGAAAACACGGCGTTGCACCAGACCGTCACGGTCGAGGTCGTCAGGCCGTCTTTGATAAAATCAGGCCATGCCTCGCTTTTGCTGGCTGGTGCAAACATATTATTCACTTAAAACTATCATTCAAATGGCATTAAACGCAAACGAAGAAGAAAAAGTCCGCCAGCTTCTGACGGCTTTTGAGAGCGGCAAGCGCATCAACGAGCTTGACGCCGCCACGGGCAGCATGTCGGACATGCAGGTTGCCGTGGTTGATGAGAGCGGCGAAACGCGCCGCATGAACTTGCAGGAGGCCGTCCAGACGGCAGGCAATCCCATTGCAGGCCGCTGGTGGGACGAAACGGCCGCTACTCCCACCGCCGCAGGGTATTACGGCTCTTTGCAGGCCTTAAAGGAACTTCCCGCCAAATTGGGACTTGGCCGCTATCTGGTTACTGACGACCGCAAGCGTCGCAAGTTGGATGCCGCGGACAGCACCCGTTTCGACGACGGCAGCCCCGCGAAGCTGGACGGCACTATGGGGCAGTGCATGTGGTGCTGGAACGCCCACTACTTCACCACTTGGACGGAGGGCAACCGCCGCATCCAGACCGTCACGTTCCAGCCCATCAAAGGAAAGAACAGCATCTACGTTCCCGCAGGCGGCATTTCGTGGATTGATGCGGGTGTGATGGACAGAACCGAACAAAAACTGTGTTCCGTCATATCCACCGACCCCCGTTATCGTGGCGGCAACGGCAACGCACTGGGTGATAATTACCCGCTGGCGGCCGATGCCCCGCAAAAAACGATGCTGGGAATGCCCGCCACGGCATTAAGTACAACGGCTTTCGGAACGTATGCCCGCAAACGCGGCGAGGGGTGGGAGGCTAACTGGTTTGTCGCCCGTGCGGTTGTGGAATACCTTTTCGAGATAATCATGGGCACGCGCAATTCGCAGGCCGCTTTCAACGCAGAACTTGACGCTAACGGCCTGCGTCAGGGCGGCTTTGGCGCGGGTGCTACGAATATGCCGAACTGGGGCACGTATAACGGTTATTACCCCGTCATTCCCACCAGCGTGGGGCTTGAACTGGGCGACGGTGTAGGACTTGTGGATTATTCCGTGACGAACGCCGACGGCGTGGCCGTGTACCAATGTAAAGTCCCCGTTTTCTTCGGCCTTGTAAACGCTGGCTTTGGCAACCTTTGGCGTTGGGTGCGCGGTCTGACCGTTTCGCAGACAGCAGGCGAAAAGACGGAGGTGTTCGTGGCAAAGTCCATGTATGCTGCTTTTGACCCTGCAAATATCGGCGAGGGTATGCGTAAGACGTGCGAATGCCCGCAGCGTGAGGGGTATATCATAAAGAAATCCTATGAGGGACTTTGTTGTATGCCTACGTCCGTGGGCGGTTCTACCGCAACGTATTACTGCGACTATTTCTGGACAAACGCCGCCACACAGACTAGTTTGCGCGTTCGGGCTGCTGGCGGTAGCGTGGACGGTGGCACGGGCGCGGGTGCGTCCGGCTCGGCTGCGGCCCACGCGGCTTCGACTACGAATGCGAGCTACTCGTCGCCCCTCTGCTTTTTCGAGGAAGACCCGCAAATCGAGTAAGACGAAAAAAAACGAACACGGGGCGAAGCCCCCGAAAACAAACATCGTTCTTTGAAATTTTTTCATACCGAGAAATAATGTAGCTGATAATGGCGGCGGGGTTTTCTTTAATCCCGCCGTCAGGCGGGCGAAATTTTTTGGGAATTTTGGGTGTCTGGTGCGAAAGTGTTAAATTTGCGCTGTCTTTCAAGTGAAAGGCAGGTTGCATTTCCCGTGGGTGGTTAGTTTGCGCGTTCAGGCTGCTGGCGGTAACGTGAACAATGGCACGAACGCAGGTGCGTCCAACTCGACTGCGAACAACGCAGCTTCGACTACGAATGCGAACTACTCGTCGCCCCTATACTTTGGAAAAGAAATAAAAGCGACAGGGAAATGAACCTTGCCCCTCGGCAAAAGATGACAGGCCAAAAAGGGTGTCAGTAGGGCGCAAGCCTCGACCGCTCCCGATTATGCAAAGCAGATTTTAAGACCCATAGACCCCATGACCCGAAGACCCGATGAAACGAAAAGGTTACTTGTTCGAGCAAATCCGCTCGATGGAAAACCTTTTGCAGGCGTTCCACAATGCGAGCAACGGCAAAAGGAAACGTGACGAGGTTAAACGGTTCGAGGCCGATTTAGACGCTAACCTGCGGCAGTTGCAGGCGGAACTGACGACCCGAACCTATACGACCTCCTCTTACGAGGTGTTTATCAAATACGAACCTAAACGTCGCGAAATCTATAAACTGCCTTTTCGTGACCGTGTTGTCCAATGGGCAATCATGCAAGTGCTTGAACCCGTCTGGACGCCACAGTTCACCTCTAACACCCATGCCTGCATCCGTGGGCGTGGTATTCACTCGCTGCTTCGGCAGTTGCGCACCGACCTGCGCCGTGACCCTGACGGGACGCGGTACTGTCTTAAAATCGACGTGCGCAAGTTCTATCCCTCCATCGACCACGGCATACTTAAACAGGTCATTCGGCGCAAGCTGAAAGACCCCGATGTGCTTTGGCTTCTGGACGGCATCATAGATTCGGCCAGCGGCGTGCCTATCGGCAACTACATTTCCCAATATTTCGCCAACCTGTACCTTTCGGAACTCGACCACCTGTTAAAGGAAGACGTCGGGGTGCGGTACTATTACCGTTACGCCGACGATATAGTGCTGCTTTCCGACAGCAAGGAGTATTTAAGCGGCGTTCTGGTATATATCAACCATTACCTGAATGAAAGCCGCCTGCTCACGCTGAAAAGCAACTTCCAAATCTATCCCGTGGAAAGTCGGGGCATCGATTTCGTCGGTTACGTGACCTACCACACCCACTGCCTTGCCCGCAAACGCAACAAACAGGGGTTGTGCAGGGAACTGGCCGCTTTGCGTAAAAAGGGACTACCTGACGAAGAAATAAGGCTTCGCGTGGCTTCACGCATGGGCTTTATGAAACACTGCGACAGCAATCATTTATTAAAAATACTCGGTATGAAAAAATTTAGTGACATTAAGCCCAAACAGGGCAAATTAACGGGTGGTAAATACCACATCGACACCATCCTGAACCGTGAAATCCATATAACGGCTTTCGACGTTTCGCAATCGAAATACGATGGTGAAATGCTGACGTTGCAATATGAGATTTACGAGCAGATGGAGGACGAGCAGGGCAAAGTGATAGACGACGAGGGCAACCCCGTCATGGCTTGGATAAAGCACATCACTTTCACGGGGTCAAAAGCCCTTATCCGCCAGCTTGACGGCGTGGAACTGACCGAACCCGTTGCAGCGAAAATAATCAAGCAACCCATCGGGACAGACGGCAAACGCTGCTTTTACAGCATAGTCGATCCCGACCAATAAAAAAGAGTAATGAACACAGTAAGTTACATTGAAAGAAAGAAGTATGTAAGGTATGACGCGGACAGCTACCTGCTTTATCTGAACGAAGCCCCCGCCGATGTGGTGGTGGACGAGGAAAGCGGCGAAACCGCCCGCGGCTACTCCTACACAGGTGAGGAAACCGACGGTTCTACCCGCATTTCCGTCGATGCCCGCACCGTCACCGACGAAAACCGCCGCGGCAAGTTCGTGGCAGGGCTTATCGGCAGGCGTTACAGTATCGACGACCAGATTGCCATTCTGGCAAACAGCGATAACACGGCCGAACACGCCGAGGAACTGCGCACGTTTGAAGCCTACCGCGCCGAATGCAAGCGGCAGGTGGACGAACTGCTGAACCGATAGACACCTGAAAGAGGGGGAAAGAAAAAGCCCCCGACCTGTTAGTAGTATCCTACCACATACTAACACAAAGATGCGCCACAACGCACAGTCAGGGGCTTAATATGCCTTTTGACCGCGTTGTGACGCTTTTTTTGTGTATGCGGAAAGCCCGCTCGTATGTGGTAGGACTGCAAAAGTACGAAAAATAACTCAAACCATATTTATAAACCATTAAAACATTGTTAGTATGCTGAATGATTAAAGAAAATCTGTTTGTCCTGAAACAAACCTCGTCGCTCGGCGACCTGCTTATCAAACCCGTGGAAAAGGAACTTGCCCGCCAAATGGTGATAGAACACCACTATTCCCATAAATGGAACTTTGGCGGCTTTGGGGTGTTTAATTTCGGTATCTTCCGCGCTGATGAGCCAGACAGATGCCTCGGTGTTGCAGTTTACGGGTACATGAAGAACATGAACGCAAAGCTGTTTACCCATCCGAACCCGAAAGCGTGGATGTGTGAATTAAATCGTCTGTGGATTGATGATTGCCTCGGAAAGAACGCAGAAACGGTGTTAATTGCTGCCAGCATTAAGTTGATCCGAAAGATGGACGAGAACGTCGTGGCGATACAAAGTTTTGCCGACGGTCGTTTGGGTTGCGGAACAATCTACAAAGCAGCCAATTTCAAGTATTACGGCTTTCATTACACGCGCTTTCTTCGCAACAGGCGAACAGGTGAGTTTACCCACGAACAGATACTCACAAACACGACATCTCCATCTGGTTATGTTCGCTCGAATGTTGCTTTTCTACTTGGTGATTTGGAGGTGTTCGTGGTGAAAACCTATCGTTACATTTATCCTTTGTGCAAGCATTTTCAGTTTAAGACGAAAGAAAAGCCTTATCCTGAATATGACAAAGGGATGGAACAAATAGAGTGGGAAAGAGACAGGCGCAAGATAAAGGCAAATATCATTAGCCTGCTTGACAAGCTGGTTGCATGA